GCGCCCTTGACAGTGACGTTGATGGCGGTGTTCTTCTTGTAGCCTCCCTCCGTGCCGCTGACGTTGGTGGAGCCGCCCGTCGTCGGGATTTGCGTGCCCGCCGTGTGCAGGCTGCTCGTCGCCGGGACGACGCGAATGGTGTATTCCTCAAAGTCCACGTCGCAGACGAAGGAGAACGCCGCTGCATCGTAGCCCGTGACCTTCGAGATCCTGCTCTTGTCGGGGCCGGTGATGTTCACGGCAGGAATCGACGTGTTGAGCGTGATCGTGTCGCTGACTGCGGCCGTTTCGTTGCCGACGTCGTCGCGCATCTTGACATAGATCGTCTTGAGGCCGTCGCCGTCGGGCAGCGTGATGGATTTTGTCGTGGCGAATGTCTCCCACGACGCTTCCGCCTCGGTCTCCGCCGTCTTCGTGCCCCAGATCTTCATCTGGTAGCCCGTCGTTGTCTCGTCGGAGACAGAGATCTTCGCCGTGACGGTCGCGCTAGTCGCGTACTGTGCACCGTCGTTCAGGATCAGCGATAGGCCGGCAGGTGCCAGCGTATCAAGTGTCAGATTGAAAAAACTTGCCATCTGGATTTATCCCCTTTCTTCGCTTGTGAGTTCAATGTACAAAAATCCGCCCGGTCTTTCGTAGATGGTTTTCGTGCCCAGGTGGGCGGATTTGATGCCCATGGAGCCGATGAACAGCTCCAGAATGCGTTTGAGTCCAACTGCCAGCATGTTATCCCTCCAACAGATACAGTGTCCGCGCGTCCTTTTTGTCCAGCGCGTCATATTCGGATTTTGTCATCACGAGGATCGCGTCGATCTGTGCCGACTGGATGCCCCCGCCACCAGAGCCGCCGCCGGAGCTGCGGGCCTCGTTGATGGCGTCGACGAGGTTGCCCTTGTTGTAGGTCTTGAGGTCGTCCAGATCGCCGATCTGCTTCTGCAGCTGCGCCCAGACGGGCAGGGACGGGTCGGCCGAGGCGTCGCCGGACGGATCCGCGCCGGGCTGGACCTTGCCGAGGCTCACCCAGACGGTCGGCAGGACGACGCCGCTTTCGTCCGCGCCATAGACGCCCACGCGGGCGTGGCGGCCCGGGACGGCGAGAACTTCGTGCGGTACGGGAACGGTATCCCCGTCCCAGTTCGCCGCCAGAACGTCGACGGTGGTTTTGCCGTTCGAGAAGACGGCTGTCTTCGTCAGCCCGTCCCACTCGGGCGAGAAGACGAACTCAACGGTCACGGCCTTGGCCATGCCCGCCGTCAAAAGCTCCGGCGGCGACGCCAGATGCGCGCACGCGCGGGAGCAGTGGATGGTGATCATGCGTTATCAGCTCCTTCGAAGGTCACAAACGGCTCAAGGCACTTGATATCCCCGGCGGAAAGCCGGATATCGAGGTCGAGTGGAAGCGTGATGTGCGGCAGCTCGGGGAGCGTGTCGGCGTCCAGCTCGTTCAGCTCCGCCTGCGGCCGCCCGCTCATGAGTTGGTTTCCGTAGAATTCGAGTGTTGGGTTGAGCCTGGTCGCCAGCATGGCGAGCTGATAGGCCTGCCGGAGCGGCAGGTCCTGTTCGATGAGCTTCTGCAGTGGCTTCGCCGCGAGCGCGATGTCGTATAATTTCATGATGCCCTCCTTAGTTGATGGCTGTGCCGTTGACGGTCAGCTTCCCGGATGAGTTGCACGCAAGGGTGCAGTAGCGGTATGAATTGTAATACAGCACGATTTCGTCTCCCCTGACTGTCACGGGATAGCTCGATGTCCCTATCTCAAAGCCGTTCGAGGACGGCGTCAGGGTTTTTGTTTTCAGCTCCAGCGAATTGTATCCGCTCTTGAGTCCTGCGGCGGATACCGTGCCCCACTTCGCGGCGTAGGCCGTCGATCCGTTTTTCAGGAGCACCTGGCCGTCGGTTCCGCCGCTCGGAAGCGTTCCGGCGACGTCGCCCCACGTGCAAGCGTAGTTGGTGTTGCTGGATTTTTTCAGCACCTGACCGGATGTTCCGCCGGTCGGGAGCGCGCCGGTGATGCTTCCCCACTTGGCGGCGTAGTTGCTCGCGCCGTTTTTGAGCAGGACCTGACCATCGGTGCCGCCGGTCGGCAGGATGCCGTCGGGGCTGCCCCAGGTGACGGCGTAGTCGGTGGCGCTGGATTTTTTGAGCACCTGGCCCGTCGTTCCGCCGGAAGGCAGAGCACCGTTGATGTCGCCCCATTCGACGGCGTAGTCGGCGTTGCCTGACTTTTTGAGGATCTGTCCGCTCGTTCCGCCGGTCGGCAGGAGGCCGGTAATGCTGCCCCAGGGGTATACTGGGGCCTCGCGCAGCCGCCTGTGCAGAATTTTTGCAGCAGCATGTCCAGGTTGCGGGAGGTTTGCGCGCGCCCCGCGCCGGGGTTGCCGATCGGGAACATGACGACCTTGCTGCCGGACAGTTCGAGGACGGCCACGCGCTGTCCGGCGGCGAAGTTGATGCCGGTGTTGCATTTAAAATGCTTCTCGGTCGGCTCCTCCGCGCCGTCAGGCGTGAGGGTCAGGCCGTCTTCCTCGACCGTCGCAATGACGGCCAGCTGGAACGGCTGCTGCTGTTCTTCGGTCTGCTGCTCTTCGGGTTCTTCGGTGTACAGGCTGTCAACGCCTTCCATTATGCAATCACCGTCCTTTTTGCAGAGTGTGTCATCAGGCTTCCGGCTGACAGCTGCATCTGCCAGCCGGTCTCGAGGTAAATGCCGCCGATGTCGTCGTGCGTGAGCGCGAGGACGTCACCGATGCCGTGACCGGGGTCGTTGAGGGTATAAAACGTGATGGCCCGGGCGGACAGGAGCGACTCGTTGCGCATGCGGTCGGCGTAGGCCTGCAGCTCCTCCTGCGAGGCGATGTTGTCGACCTTGATGAGCGAGGCGATGCGCATGTTCCGCCGGAAGGTGGACTTGCGCGACTGCGGATTGTCGTTGACGGCCGTTGCGACCATGGGCTGCTCCAGATCCGGGTTGGAGCAGACGCAGATGAAGACGTTCGGCGCGTTGAAGATGTCTTCCTCATCTGAGAAGTTCGGCCCCGGATGCCGGTCCGGAAGGAAGAGGTCCGTCGTGCCGTAGGACCAGTCGATGTTCTGCGCGCTCGGCTCCTGATAGGGCTCGAGACGGGCGACACCGGAGGCGTCGAACCAGAGGCTGTTGTAGTTGATCTCGGCCAGCAGGTCGTTGACGATGGTCAGGTAGCTCGTGCCGACATCCCAGTCTTCGCGGTCGGTTTGCAGCGTTGCGTCCGACGGCGTCGCAATGACGAGCGCGACGCCGCAGGCGGTGAGCAGCTTGCGGATCTCGGTGAGATAGGACGCACCGGCGGACAGGTGCAGGATGGTCTCGGTGCGGTTGCTGTAGACGCGCCAGCAGCGGTCGTAGGCCTCGACCTCAACGCGCTTCTGACCGGCCGCGCCCTTGATGCTCGGGGTCGCGGCCTGATAGATACCGAGTGGCGTCTCCTGCCCGTCAATGGTCATGACGGGCTGCAGCTCGTCGGAGAGGTAGTCAACTGCGTCGTTGACGAGGAAGGTACCCTTGATGCTGGTGTGGATCGTCGCGTCGCGGCTGGCGATGATCTGCGGGGCGCTGCCGGTGTCCCATTGGAGGTTGGTGATGGGTGCGCCGTTTCTGAGTACGTCGACGCGGAAGCGGACGTCACGGGTCAAGGGTGATCGCCTCCTCCCGGTTGGTGTGCGAGATGGTGAAGGAATAGCGGCGCATGAACTCGTCGCAGTTGCTCTCGAGCGACGGGAGCGAGCCGATGGCCATATTGCCGTAGCGGTCCTTGAGGCAGACGAGGCGGCCGACAAGGGCCTCGAGCGCGAGGGCTGCGGCCCGCTGCGCGTGCGGCCAGGCGCAGGCGACGGACAGGGCGCGGTCGCGCTGCTCGCTGCGCTCCTCGACGGGGTAGGCAAGGCCCGCCAGATGGACGGTCGAGACACCGGCCGAGAAACTGGTGCGGTTGGTGCGCAGCTGCGTTTCGGACAGGCGCATCTCGAGCCAGACGCCGGTCTCGAGGTCGCAGATCATGTTGGTCTCGGGCAGGATCTCGGCGGTGTCGGAATTGGACACGCCGTAGTTGTCGCTTTCGTCGTAGCAGCCGCGGACGCGGTAGGTGACGCTGCCGATGCTGGTGTGGTCGATGTACTGCTTTTGGACGGTGCGGGCGATGGCCACGCCGTCCCGCTCGACGAGGTAAAAATCGTAGCTCCCGGCGGTCTGCCAGGTGAGCGCGGCCTCATGGCCGGCGGTGGCGGTCAGGGTGATGGCCTCGCCCTCGGTGTGTGAAACGGGGAGCGCGGCTGCGCTCCACTCGGACCACATGCCGTACTTGTTCTGCACGCGGACGCGGACGGTGTAGCTGCCGTCGGCGAGGTAGACCGGCGAGCGCCATGCCTTCTCCGTGCCGTAGACCGTGCCGGAGGCGTAGCCGCTCGAGAGCGTCAGCTGATAGGCTTCCTGCTCAGAGGTCTGCCAGGTGATGCGCGGGCGCGGACCGGTGGACTGGATGACGATGGACGGGGCCGATGGGGCGTTGATGGCGATAAACTCGGCCTTGTCGCTCCACGCCGAGGCCGTGCCGTCGGTGTTGTAGGTGCGCACGCGCCAGTATTTTGTTCCGCTTGTGAATTTGTTTGCCGGAACGTCGTAGTACTGATTTTCGCCGGTGACGGTCGCGAGCGTGTTCCACGTCGTGCCGTCGGCGGACCATTGCAGATCCGCCTTGCTCTGCGGCGTGCCGGTGGAAATGATGTGCTGCCATGAAAAGCGGTTGGCGATGGTGGCGTCGATGACAACGCCGACAGGCGACGTCGGCTTGGCTGACGGGGCGGCTTCGGCGGTCGACAGATCGATCCAGTCGCTCGTGACGGTCTCGCCGGTGTTCAGCGTGATGGACACGGACCACTGGATTTCGTTTGTGGTAAAAGTCCCGGCGGGGACGGTCACTTTCTGGGCCGTGCCGCAGGCGATGGTTTTGATCGTGCCGGATGTTCCGGCGCGCCAGCGGAAGGTCGTGGCGGTCGCTTTGACTTTTTCCAGGCATATCCCTGTTTCAGCAATGCCCCAGGAGAAAACATTGTCTTTTCCTTTTGGGATGTAGCCGCTTGCTGGTGACAGCGACCGCAGTACAGCTGTTACGTTGTCTGCAAGGTACGACACGATCACGTACGGTTTGTAGCTGCTGTATGCCGTGTCAATGTAATCTATTTGGGACACTTCCACCCCATTTCTGTACCAGTCGTACCAGCCGTATTTATTTCGATCAGCCGTCCATAAGGCTCCTCCTGTGTCTACAGCTTCCGGAAAGGCATTCCCGCCTCCGTACTCATACGGGGTGTTATTGTATGTTGCCGTCTTTTCGTCAAATCCGCTGCTTCTGTACACTACTTTAAAGTACACATAATATGTTCCGGATGTATCCACCGTCCTACGCGTTGGCCTTCCGTGCAAAAACAGCTGGCACGAATCGATTTTTTTGAACTTTACATTGCCCGGAGCTTCCTCGAACCCAATCAGGAATCTGTCTCGCTCCTTGTCTGCCGGTGTGATCCTTGCACTCGTATGGTCGTTTGTATTTGGATATTCATACGGCAGATACACCGATCTCGACGCGTAAATCGTCACTTCCGGCATTTACTTCGCCCCCATTCTGGTTGTGATGCGTGCGTTTTTGGCGATGCGGAGGATGGTGTCGAGGTCTTCGACGTGGTCGACGTAGACGGTGGTGTTGTAGGTATCGCCGGAGGTGTAGCGGGTCTCGCTGGCCGTCTGGATGCGGCTGCCGGACGGCAGATAGATGCGTTCCGGGCCGTTTTCGTTGACCCGCGTCCAGCCGCCAGACCAGTTGTCCGTGCCGGCGGCGTTGCCGCGCAGCTTTTTGAGATATTCCTGCACCCACAAATCCTGCGACTTGCCGAGGATGGAGCTGTCTCCCGCTCGCACGAGCGCTTCATACTGCGCGTTGGCGTAGGCCTCCATATTGCCGTAGGCTTTGCCGGTGTCGGTGTCGAAGTAGCTGCCGTAGCCGTTCGCAGCGGTCGCGCGGTTCGTATCCTGCTGCATCCACTTGGTATTGAGCTTCTGTACATTCGACATCTGGCCTTTGCCGTAATTCAGGCCGAGCGCTGTGCCCATCTTGTTGAAATCGAGCGTCAGCAGACCGGACAGGAAGTCCCCGGCGTCGGCAATTGCCGCCATGACCTCCGACAGCGGGCGCAGTGCCTTCGTCAGAGCCGGGACCTTGTCATTTGACAGGGTATCCATCGGGTTGATGATCTCGCCCGCCGTCTCGAGCAGCATGCCGAATGAGTCGACCAGCCCTGATTGCTGCAGCACATCGCCGCTATACTTGATTCCGCTGGTGACGTCGCCGTAGAATTCTTCCAAATATGGTGCGAACTCTGCGGCCAGCTGATTCTTGACGCCCTCCTGCGTATTTTGTAGGCGAGAATAGGCGTCGTCGACGCCCTGCAGGGATTTGAGCGCGTCGTTGTCAAGGACATAGCCCATATCATGCGCTTCCTGCGCGTAATCCCGCATTTTCTCGCCGCCGAGGTCGATGAGCGGATTGAGCTCCTGCGCGGACTCAGACATGAGGTCCATGGCCAGCGCGTCCCGCTCGGTCTGGTTTTTGATCTCACCGAGCGCGTCGATGGTGTCGTAAAAGACGTCTTGCGCGCTGCGGAGGCTGCCGTCGGCGTTGGTGATCTCTACGCCCAGACGCTGGTACGCATCATAGGCGTCGCCGGTGCCCGCTGCGGCCTCCTGCATTTTGTTGGTGGTCTCCTTGAGGCTGTCCTTGATGCGGTCCATGGAGACGTCCGTGAGGTCCGCCATGTAATTGAGCTCCTGCACGGAGTCGGTCGTCATGCCGGTCACGGAGGCGAGCGTGAGCAGATCGTCTGCATTCGAGGCTGCTTCCTTCGTCATGGAGATCAGCGCCTTTTCCGCCTTGACGATGGCCGTCGCGACGGCGGCAAAGCCGCCCGCCAGCGCCAGAGACGACGCGTCAAGGCTCCCCATGGCGTTCATGGAGGACTTCATGCTGTCCGGCAGCTGGATGCCGAGCTTGGACGTCAGGCCGTTCACCACGTCACCGAGGTTGCCCATCTCCTTGCCGGATTCCTCAATTTTTTTCTTGTTTTCGTCGAATTGGTTGTTGAGGTTGTTGAGGTCGGCCTCTGCGTTGTTGAGACTTGTCTGCCACTGCATTGTGCGCTTGTCTGCCTCGCCGTATTTCTCGGCGGACTGCTGCAGGGCGGCACGCAGATACTCGATCTTTTCGGTCTGCGTGGAGATCTTGCGCTCGAGCACGTCGTTTTTGGCGTTCAGTGCCTCGACGCTGTCGGCGTTCTGCGCGTAGGCCGACTGCACCTTGCGCATCTCCGAGTTCAGGACGTTCATACCGCTGCCGATCTCGGAGATGGCCTGCTTGTATTCTTTCTCGCCCGAAAGCGTAAATCTTGTGTTGATGTTGGGCATATTACGTGCCTCCGTTGATGTAGGCCGAGAGGCTCTGCGGCTCTTCCGGCTTTTTTGGCGGCTCCAGCGCGTCCAGCAGGAGCGTCAGGCGGTGCGGGCTCATGGTCTTCCAGAAATCCCGTTCCGGCAGGCGCAGCCGGAACAGCCACATGGCGAGGAAGCCGGGGAAATCAAAGCCCAGCTGCTTCGGTTTCCCCGGCGGTGTCAGTTTTTTTCGTCTTCCGACGTTTTTTCACCGAGTTCTTCCTCCGGCGGCTCGACTGCAGCCTGAATCAGCTGGTAGATCCGCGTCCCGGCCTCGAGCGTCTGGTGCATGGTGAGCTTCCGGCCCAGCTGCTTGCTGGTAAAGCGCAGCGGAAGGCCGTTTTCGTCGGTGATGCCCTGCGTGTCTGCGGCATCGGTCAGCATGGCGGCCAGGAAGGCCAGCGTGCTTTTGAGGCCGTGCACCGTATTCAGCGCGCGCAGCAGATTTCCGTCGTATTCGTCCTGCACGTCGGCAAGGACGTTCATGTTGCAGGAGAGCCGGTAGACCCGGCCCTCAAGTTCATAGTCGACGGTGTTGAGCTTGGTCGTCTCCATCAGGTCTCACCCAGCTTTCCCTTGATCCAGGCAACGGCCTCCGCCGCGGTGTCGACGGTCTCGGTCTCGAGCAGCAGCTCGTCGGCGGAATCGTCCGCGAGGAATTCGCCTGTCGTGGTCGGCGTGTTGAACTGGATGTTCTCGCCCTTGGTCTTATAGCTCATCGAGGGCGGGCCGAACAGCGCTTTCGGCACCCAGACGCAGGTGTATTTTGTCACGCCGTCGAACTTATCCGGCGCGTAAAAGCCGACGCCGACATAGTTTGCGATGTCTTTTGCCGAGAATTTCAGATTTTCCTTGCTCGTATCGGATGTGCAGCCGTAGAGCATGGCCTGTGCGGCCCTTTTGATGTACTTGACAGCCAGCGAGATCGTGCCGCCGGTGGCAAGCTTGATATACTCGGCAAGCTTGGATTCCGCGTACAGGCGGCCCTCGGCGAACTTGAGTTCCAGATGCACGTCCATGGCGTCGCCGACGTCGGTCGGCTCTGTGTAGGTCACGGTGCCGGACGTGTTTTTATACTTTCCCGCCCGGATTCCGCGTAAGTCAAAACTAGGCATTTATAATAGGCCCCTTTCTTTCAGCTTTTGTGTAAGGATCTTTTCGAGCTCCGCGTTTACGCGCTTCTGCGCGTTCCTGACGCCCTTTGTCCAAAAATAAGTTCCTGTGATCTGCCCGTGCTCCTTCGCGCGGCCGTAATTCAAAACAAAAAGCACGGTCGCCCTGCGCGTTCCGTGCTCGTTTTTGCCGACTGCGGTGATGGAGATGTACGGGTCTCCGTTTTTGTCGCGTTTGATGGTTTTGCGGTATTTTACGCTGGATGCATATGCCTCGGTCTGAAACCCGCTCGCCTTGACCATTTTTTGCAGTTCCTCGACGATGATATCCCCGGCGGCGTACAGGAGCTCCTGCTGCATGTCCTCATCAAAAACATTCGCTTTCTGGAGCGTGGCCATGAGCTCGTCGACACCGGTGATGGAGATGTTAGCCATAGGCTGCGCCCTCCGTCTCGGCGATGAGCGCGATCTGCGTGCGGCCTGTTTCCTTGTCGTAGGTTTCCATGTCGACGGTCGCGATGTAGCCTGCTGCCTCCAGCGCGGCTTTCGTGCGCTGGAGCAGATCGGCGGCAAAGCCCTCGGCAAAGATGGAAACGGCGTACTGCACGCCGGTCTCGGCCTCTCCGCCCTCGGCGTAGAGCTGCCCGGACTGGCCGAGCAGCTGATAGGTGATGTAGGTTTCTTCTCCGCCCTTGTATGGCGGGTGGCAGGCTGGTACGCCCAGGTCTGCCAGCGCCTCATAGATCATCATGCGCCGTCCCTCCGTTTGCAGGTCAGCTCTACCTCTTCCGTCTCCGCGCCGTAGCTGCGGACGACGTCAAAGACGTCCGAGCCGCAGGTGAGCTGCTGCTCGCCGCCGTATTCCGCGCTGTGCATGCGGAAAATTGCGTCCGTGCGCTTGCCGGCCTGTGCGGCCTGATAATACTCGGCGCGGTTTACGGACTTGCGGGCAGCCCATACGGTGGTTTCTCGCTCTAGCTTTTCCGTCGTCTGGCCGTTTACGATGGGGTAGGAGAACAGGCGCAGCGTGATCTGGGTGTCAAAGATCACAGCACGCGCCCCCTCCCTCGGTGCCCGGCGAATAGTCGTCGGACAGGCCCATCGCGTCGCGCAGCTCCTCAAAGCACGTCTTCCATTCGTCGCCGCGGCCGCAGAAGTCATGCTGCCAGCGGACGAAGGCTCGGACGGCGTCTTTGACCAGCGGGTCTTCGTCCGCTCCCTCTGCGCCCGCAAGGTGCAGGCGCAGGAGGCAGGCGTCAATCTCGTCGGCGAGCTCGTCGTCAAGGGCGTTTGTGGTCAGCCGCAGGGCGGTTTTTGCAACGTTGATCAAAGCCATTGGTTATCCCTCCCTGTTGGCCGCGCGCCGTCAGGCCTTCTTCTTGGTCAGCGTGACGAGGCTGTTCTTGTCGACGACCTTACCGTCGACGAGCGCCAGCGCGACGGTGACCTCGTCGTCGGTCGCGTTGTCGGTGTACTTGCGGAAGGTCATGCCCAGATTTTCGTTCCAGAGGTAGTCCTTGAAATCGAAGATAAAGGCAAAAATCGTGTCTGCGGTCACGCTCGCCGCGAAGGACGGCAGATAATCGCCGACGAGGACGACCTCGCGGCCAAATAGGGAATAAACGGGCTTTCCGTTCATGCCGTAGTTGGTGCGGGCAATAGGCTGACCATCGCTGTCAACCATGCCGACGATCTGCTCGAAGAACGTTTTCTTCGTCATGCACCAGACCGCGCCCGCGTCATATGCCTGCGGCACCGCGGCCTCGGCTGCGGTGATGTCCTTGTAGGTCAGCGCGGTCGTCGCGGCGGCAATGTCGATGTTCTGGCCGGTCACGACGGTTTCCTTTGTGATGCCCTTCGGCTGGCCGGAGCCGGAGCCGCTGATGATGGCCTGTTCCTCGGCCTTGACCATGGCCTCGGCCACGTTGGCGACAAACTGCGACTCAAACATCGGGTAGGTCACGATGGAGACCTCAAGCGACATGGAGATCGCGCAGCGCAGCTTGTGGTAGGCAAACGTGATGGAGCCGAGCGCCTTTTTCTGCTTGTCGGAGCCTGCGCCTTCGGCAACCCAGGAGGCCGTCGGCTTGGCCGAGCTGGTCGGGACGGTCACGCCACCCTTGTAGGACGTGTGCGTCACGCGCGGCAGGATCATGCCGGTCGCTTCGATCTTTTCGTAGATCTTCTGCAGCGTCGTGGTCGGGATGGCTGCGCCGACGTCGGAGGTCTTTGTGTTCGCGTCCGCGTTGGTCAGCTCTGCCGGGATCTTCTTGCCGGTCAGGACGTAGTTCATAAAGGCCCGCTTGTACTCGTCGGTATCGTACCGGTCGAGCACGTCCGGAGTCTTCGCCGTGCCGGACAGGTCGATGGACTGTGCCACCGCAGCCGGAGCCGCGACCTTCTGGCCTGCAAGTGCGTTGAGGTTCGCCTGGATCTTGGCTTCCTCCTCAAACTTGGCGTCGAGGGCCTCGACTTCTTTCATCTTGGCCTGTGCCTCTGCGGTCTTGCTTTCGTCCAGCAGCTTCTGGGCTTCGTCCATGAGCTTCTGGCGCTGGATGTTGTAAAGTTCCTTCGTCATTTCAATTCTCCTTTGAGTTTTAAAAATTTCAGTTTTGCTTCTGCCTGCGCCCGTTCGGGCATAAAAAAATCAGGCTCTGCGGCCTGACCTTTTAAAAAGTTTTCCGCGCGCCGGAGCGCGTCTTCGCTGAGCATGCCGGAATAAAAATCCGCGGCCAGCGGTTTTTGCTCTCCATCCGGCTGCATGATGCGGTCGACGAGGCCGAGCTCTACGGCTCGCTCCGCCGTGATCCAGGTCTCGGCGTCCATCATGGCGGCGATCTCCGCTTCCGGCCTTCCGGTCTTGGCGACGTAGGCCGAGATAATGGCGTGGTTGGCGTCGCGCAGGACACCGGCGGTGTGCTCCATCTGTCGGTAGTCGCCGTCGGCGCTGGACTGTACGTTGTGGATCATCATCATGCCGGTCGGCGTCATTTCCGACTCGCCCGCCATGGCGATGATGGACGCGGCCGAGGCCGCAAGGCCGACGATGCGGATGTGGACGCCTCCGGCGTAGTTGCGCAGTGCGGTATAGATCTCGCTCGCGGCAAAGATCTCGCCGCCGCCGGAATTGATCTCGACCTCTGCCCGCTCACCGTTTCCCTTGGCAAGCGCGTCGGCTACGGATTTTGGGCTTGCCGCTTCCATGCCGTAAAACTGGTAAAAACGGTGGTTGTTGCTGGATACGATTGGCCCGCGAATGCTGATCTTCATGCGGTTTCATCTCCCTTCTGGTTGGTATTCTGATTGACCGGCTGCGTATCGAGCCGCCGGATTGGCTTGTCGCCGCCGTCGACCGGCGCGAGGTTAAAGGCGCGGCGCCATTCGTTCGGCGTCAGCGCGCCGCGGTCAACCATCTGCAGGAGGTTGAGCTTGGTCGAGGTCGAGGCGAAGTCCCACGCGGACGCCTCAAAGACGATGCGGTTGCCGCAGCCACGCTCGCGACGGGAGAAGAGCTTGCGGGTGTACTCGCCGCTCAGCTGCTTCAAAACCGGCTCGATCTCGGCGTCAAAATAGGCGTTCTGCTCATCCTCCGTCGCAATGGATGTGACGATGTGCGGGTTGGTATTGAACAGGGCATAGATGCGCTGCGTGGTCTTATCCATCTGTGCGGCGTTCGGGACGTAGTCCTTGGGGTCGATCTGCTTGGCCTCGGCCTTTGCGTCGACGGCCGCGACGCCCGTTCCGTTGGAAACATTGAGGAAGCTGTCGGCAAAGTCCTGCGCGCGCTTCTTGATATCCTCCGCGCGCATGGAGGATGCGAACATCAAAAGCCAGCGGATGACGGCGCTATTCCGGATGGCCTTGACGATGCCCTGATCCGTCGTCGTTACGATCTCCATGAGCGGCACGATGGCCGGGGCTATCGGGTCGCCGAAGATATCATTTTCGTAAAAGTCCCCGCGCAGGTGGATGATATCGTCATAGGCAAACGTCAGGACGTTGCCGTTCTGCATGTAAAACTTCAGGTACAGGTTCCCGCCCGCGTCGTAGACCGCGTCGGCCTGCATGGCCGCGACTGGGAAGATGGCGTTCGGTAGGCCGTTTTCATCCCGGAGGATCACGGCAAACGCGTTGTTGTTTAGTACCAGCTGCGCGGCCAGCTTCTCCTGCAGCAGCTGGCCTGTCATGTACTGGTTCGGTTCCTCGAGCAGGAACCGGATATACGGCTCCGGATTTACGGCGATCTTCCGCGTCTGGGCGGTGATGGTCTCCCGGATGTGCTTGGCCGTCAGCTTTCCGATGGCCTTGATCTTTGGCCGGATGCAGGCGCGGACGATATCGGACTGATACATTTTGCCGTTGTAGCTGTAAAAGCCATTCCCGCGCTCCTGCACCATCTGAACGGTCGAAACGCGCTTGGTCGTCGTGATATTCGTCAGGAGGTTTTTAAAAAATCCCATTGTCTCACTCCTAGAGCATACTGGTGTATTCCGCCTGCTTCTGATCGTAGATCGTGTAGGCATCGAGCAGGGCCGCCGTTCCGTCAATGCGGCGCGTGGACTTGCTCGTTTTGTGCGGCTGGATATTTCCGTTTTTGTCCTCGTCGTAGGCGGTGTTTGCCATGCACCACTTGTCAATCGGGTTGTTGTTGTAGACGATCCGCTTGGACTCCAGATCATTCCCGCATCGCTTCATCGGCTCGGAAAGCGTTTTCACGCCCTGATGCACGGGGATCATGGCCTCTGCTCCAAAGTAGTCCGCCATGCTGTCCGTCCAGTAAGACGCCGACCACGCATCATAGCCGATAAAGGGTATAAAAATATCGAGGTCTTCCTGCACCTCGACGAACCATACTTTGACGTCCTCATAGCGGATCTTGTTGCCCTCGGACAGTCGGAGCAGCCCTCGCTCATGCCACTTGTCGTAGGGGATCTTGTCCTCCGTGACGCGCTTTTCCAAAAGGTCCTGCGGCAGCCAGTACATCTGCAGCACAAACAGGATCTCCGGCAGCTCCGGCACCTGGAACAGGACCTTTGCCGCCGTCAGGTCAGTGGTCTTGGAGAGGTCCGCGCCTCCGATGCCGTATCGCGGGTAGGAAAGCACGCGCTCCTGCGTCTTGCCGTCCGCCATGTGGTGCTGCCAGATCAGGCGGCGGTTTTCCTTGTCGAGCTGGAAGGTGTCGCGGTTGTCCAGCTGCTCAAAGTTGAGCCATGCTTCGCTGGAGGTCTCGCGGATGTTGAAATCCTTGCAGACGAGGTTGCGGACGAGGGCCGGGTTTTTCTCCGCCCGCTCGACCCGCTCTTTCAGCGCCGTGTAGCTCTTGATCGTCCCGAGGCCCGGATTTGCCTTTTTCCAGCAGTCCGGGTCCGTCCACTCGCTGCGCTTGTCGAGCTCGTAAATAAACGCGATCCGGCGCGGGTCGTGGTACCCGTCCGGATCTTCGTAGCCGTTTATGATGCGCTCGGCCTCTTCGTATTTTTCGTCGTAGATGTCCTCGCGGATGGTGCCCGCGGTGGAAGTGATAAAGATCAGCGGCTGCTCACGGGCCGTCACGCCGTCGGCGATGATGTCGTACAGGGCGCGCCCGCTCTTCCACTGGTGGATCTCATCCATCATGGCCCCGTGGATGTTGAGTCCGTCGAGAGTGTCACTGTCAGAGGCCAGCGGCTTGAAAACGCCGTCGTTAAAATCGCTGTCCAGCTCAGCAACCAGACTGCGCATCCGGCGGCAGAGCGCCGGGGACTTCTTGACCATCCGCTTTGCTTCCTGCCAGATGATCTTCGCCTGGTCTCGCTTGGTGGCCACGGCGTAGACCTCCGGGCCAGCCTCACCGTCCGCCGTCTGCAAATACAGTCCGACGCCGGATGCCAGCAGCGATTTTCCGTTTTTCTTGCCGACAATGAGGATCGCTTCGCGGTACTGGCGGTTGCCCTCGATGTCGATAAACCCGAAGACAGTCGCCAGCAGTGCTTTTTCCCATAGCTCCAGCCGGACGAGCTGGCCGCCCGCCTTGCCCTTGGAGTGGTGGCAGTAGTTTTCAAAAAATTCGAGGACGTGGTTTGCCCGGCGCGGCGAGTAGTAAAACTCGGAATCTGTGTTTTCCAGCTGCTCTACAACGTGCCTGTAGGTCTTCTGGACTTTCATGCTGACGACCTCGCGGCCGCCCTGGATGGCCTGCCAGTATTCGAGGATGGGGTTGTAGGTCGCCGGGTAGCGCGTGAGTTTCATTCCTCGTCACGCTCCCGGACAAAGCTTGCAAAGCCGTCGTCCTCCTGCTTCGGCGCGGTGTCCGGCTTCGGCAGGAGCGCCGTGAGCTGCTTGATGATCTTCTGGTAGTTCGCGTTTGTCGAGTTGTACGCCTGCCCGATCGGCCGGGCGCGGTCATATGGCTCCAGTCGCTCCGACTGCTGGAATTTCTCTGTCCAGCCGTTTTCCCGCAGGTCGTCTGCCATGTCCTCGCACTCGATGCGCATAAAGGCCGCCTGATCGATGAGTCCCGCGACAGTCCCGGCCGCTTCCTTCGGCAGAAGCTTGTAGATTCTCCGGAGCCTGGTTTTCTCGGCGCGGATACGCTGTTCCTTTGTCTTTTCCTGCCTGTTCGCCACAAAAACCGCCTCCTTTTCGCGTGATTTTTGCCGTCTGTCCGCGCGTGCGCGTAGATTACTTATCGCCGCGCTTTTGTAGGGGGGGCTCGCGAACGGCCTGCGTATTCTTCCGAGGTAGGGCGTGCGGTGATCTAGCCGGTGCCCCGGCCTCGCGCGACGGGGTGGATCGGGTCTCCGGCGGCGTCGAAGAAAATTTTTTGCGTCAGAGATCTTGCGACGCCGTGACCGTCGAACTGATCGTGACAGTCTTTACAGACAAACTCGAGATTGGAGTAGGACAGGCTGACGTCCGGGTCGGTGATGTTGTCCGGCGTGAGCGCCCGCTTGTGATGGACGATATAGCCCGGCTTGTCCCGGCACTCTTCGCACAGCCCGCCATCGATGGTCCGGCGGAACTTGATATACCCGGCGCGGCATTTCTTCCAGCGCCCGGACGCGTAAAAGCGTGCGGCCCATGGCTGCATCCTGTTCCCTCCAATTCTTCACGCTATCACTGTAGCACAGATTTTAGGCTCTGTTAGCTCAACTTTTGCGGTAGCCCATTGCCCTCGCTGCCTCGTAGACAAAGCGGCTGTACATCCGCTTGGCCGTGGATGTGCTCACGTGTACCTGTCTGGCAGCGGACTCCAGACTCTCGCGCGGCCAGATCCATGTATGCAGGCGCACGATCTCCAGCACATCGCCGCCGTCCCGCCAGGTCTGCGCGGTGTTGATGGCGGACTGGATCGCCGTGTAGTCCTCGTACTCCCGTGAGGACAGTACGCGCACCGCAATGTCCTCGACGGTGCGGCCGGAGGATTGCCCGCCTGGCTGCGAGGAATAGCCCGGCGTGATCTTCTGCCGGCTCATATCCCGAACCTGTCGGCTCAGTTTCGGGTATTCGCCGATGGTGCGGCAGACATTCCCGTACCACCAGTATCTCGGTTTCGACATCTGTTCAGCTCCTTCCTTCTTCGTCGCAAAACTCAACACATTTACAAGGCTTAAAGAAGGCGGCTCCCGTTCCGCTTATGTGTCTCGTTTTTGGGATCCCATACATATTTGAAATATAGGAATCCATACTGCGTGGCTCTGGACTCGACGAGGATGTAGCCGCGCGGGGCGACTGGCGGTCGCGTCGGGCTGTAGTCCCGGACCGCCTCGGTCGCGGGCTCCGGCTCCGGCCGGACGCAGCTGCGACTGGCCTTGTACCGGTGGCCGCCGAACTCCTTGCGCCAGTGGCCGTGCAGGTAGTTGGCCAGCGCCTTGTAGTCCTGCCCGTGGTCGACCTTATTTCCGTTCTCATCCAGATAGTAATTGTGCTTTCGCAGTGGCTTGCAGTCGATGACGCTGCCGAGGCCCCAGAGCTGGCCCAGCGCATCGGCAGGAATCCCGTCCGTGATCAGGTGCAGATGGAAGCGGTTGGTCGATTTGCCCCGGCCGTAGACAATGACGATCTTTGCGTCCGGGTAGCGGTAGGCCATGCGTCTGTAAAAATTATCCCGGATCCTGCGCATCTCCTGCGCGGTATGTACCTCATGTTCGGGGTCGAGCGTAAGTGTGGAGTAATAGCTCGACGGGGAGAAGTTGGCGTTGACCAGCGCCGCGAACTTTGCAGCCGAGATCCTGGTGTTGAATTCCTCGCGTTCTTCCTGCGACTGGAACCGCGGCTTCTTCGGCCGGCTGGTCTTCGGATTCGTGCCGCCCGCCACCGTGTACACGATCTGCTCGCAGACCCTCCCGGAAAACTTCCGGCGCTTGTGTCTCTTTACCATATCTCCTCCTGCCTCGGTTTATTTCCCGAGGCTCGCAATGATGCCCTTTTCACATTCAGACAGCTCCCAGACGTGCGCGGCGGCTTTCTCGGCGGCAGCTTTCTCGGCGGCAGCTTTCTCGGCGGCAGCTCGGTTTGACAGCAGCAGCCCGCCACCAAAGATTTTCTTTCCCGCTGCGCGCTGACTGTCCAGCTTTTCAACGTACGTGCAGTCCTCGCGCTTAACCGCAAACTCTATACCGTAGTTCGCATATTTCTGCAGCATGGCTGTCGTCAGCACATGGTCCGGATATGTATATTTCGGCAGCTCCTTTTTTGTCTCCGCCTTAATCTGCCGCATCGCCCGCTCGACCGCTTTTCTGAGCGTCGGGGCGCTCTGCGCGATGTTTCCTCCGAAACTTGTTACAAACGCCGTGTGAACGACTGCGCCATTTTCATACGTGATGACTGCATCGCAAATGATATGGTTCATCCTCAGCACAACTGATCGGCTGGAGAACGCCGTGAGCGATGGCGCAAAAAGAAAGAACGCAATCCCTCTGTCTATGTAGAATTCGCAGATTTTTGAAAGAATCGAAAAAGGCGGGTTGTCCAGCACGACGCAGCCGTCCGGATAGTCAAAACGTTCATAGTCCCCACCCGGATAGAATGGCCGCACGATGCATGCCGGGTCAATCCCATATTCACTGCACGCCCAATCCCGGATCGCCTCATAAACAAGCGGTGGCGTGTAGCAGTCGTCCGTTGTCTTTTTGGGTTTGAATTTCGACGTGAACGCATCGTATTCCGGGTTGTCGTCGAATAAGCATCCATGTTCCCATTGCATGCTGTAGCCCTCCTTTGTTTTTTCTGCCCGCTCAAAGCGTGGCCGGAAATTCCGGCCATGCGTTCAGCGGGCCGTTTCCTCTCGTATTTTCATTTCTGTGTATTCTGTTGGCGTTATCGGCGGAAAGCCGAACGCTGCCCTAATCTCGTTCGGGGTGTTCTTGCGCCAGACCTTCTCTTCTTGTTTAATGCTTTTCCAGGCTGCGGCGTCCAGTGTCTCGAGCACTACTTCTGCCTGACGTTTCAGGCTCCGCAGTTTGAAAAACACCAGCACGCCCAGCGCGATCCACTCCAGCGCGGCCGCAAGGTTCAGAATTTCAATCAACACGGTTGCCACCTTCGTTCCTCTCTGGCTTTTTCGATCCGCATTTCCATTTGATACTCCCTTCAAATTGTGATGATCTCCCGCCTCGACTGGCGGGCAAATTTGCGTTCCGGGCAGAAGCGGCATTCGGTGCAGCTCCAGGCGCCGCGGTAGTTGTTGCGCGTCGGGCAGAGTGGGTTGTAGCAGATCCCGGAGCCTGCCCGCTGCGGGCCGCGGCCGAATTTTTTCTTCTTCGGTTCGGCTTTTGGCTTTTTGGCTGGATCCCTCTTGGTGACGAGCGTGGCCGCGCGTTCTTTCCGGAAGCAGCCGCAGCTTTTTGCATGCCCGTTCCGGAGGTATCTGCCGTCCTTGCTGCAGACGGTCCCGCATTTACACCGGCAGATCCAGTGTGCCGTGTCTCCTTTTTTGCTGGTATCCCGCCCGATGACGTGCAAATATCCAAAGTCCGTGCCCGTCAGATCGACTACGTGTGACATTTCCATTCTCCTTTCGTCAGGGGCCGGTCTCCCGGCCCCTATGCAGAGCGGACTTGCACCGCCTGCGCCTGCGCGTCCCCCTGTCGCCGCAGACGAGCTGCCCTTGTCTGCTCAGGCAGCTTTCCATAAGGAGGTAACACGATGCCGCCGGGCGATCCCGACACCCGGCGTGGGGTAACGTTGACGGTTCCCATTCGCGCGCACGTTCCACACGCGCTTTTTATCCCCGGCCCGCGGGCTTGAGGTTTCGCGGGCCGGGTGCAGAGCCGGGGTGATCCTCCCGCAGCCGTCTCATGGCGGAGCGGCCGCGGCCAAAGTCCGAAAAAATATGGTTCCCCGGCTGATTGCTGGTCTTAGTCCTCGGGCTGGCTGATATCCTTGCGCCGCAGCCCGTCGGCGTTCTCGGTCAGCGGCAGCGCCTGCCGCCGCGCGTGCTCATCCGGGTTCCAGCCGCACCGCGCGCAAAGAACCGGCGCGATCTTTGCATACGGGCAGGCATTGCCCTGCTTCGGCAGCCCGCATGCTTCGCGCGGGCTGCTCTCGTTTTTTTCTGGCATGTTAGACCTCCTGGATCTCGATCCCGAATTTGGACCGCATGAATTTGCGGTTCCGCAAATACTCCTTTGTCCGCGTCGGCTTGGACTTCACATCTTCGACGACGAGCTTGCCGCCGAATTTGTACGAAAAGTCCGCCGTGTACCGGATCGCGCGGATCCGCTCGCCGGTTTCGGTGATGTAGCTCTCCTGCAAGGTGAACTGCGGCTGCAGCCGCAGGTCGGAGATAATCCCGGCCCGCAGCATCACCATCAGCTCGTCATACCGCCGCGCCTCCTTCTTGCTGTCAAAGCGCAGCTCGCCGCGCGTATCCTTCCGGCTGCCGTACTTCGTCTTCCCATGGCTCCCCTTGTGAATGGGAGCTGGCGCCGCAGCGCCTGAGAGGTCGCGCATCTGCCGCGCGTAAGCCTCCCGCATCCTCGGCGGCATGTCCGCCATGGATTCAAACCGCAGGCCGCTCATTCGGCTGCACCGTCCATCCGCGCGCCGCAGGCCGGGCAGAAACTCTGAATCCGAAGAGTTCCTTTCTTAAAAGCGTTCCGGCAGTCCGAGCATACGATTGCCGCTTTAGGAAAGCGAATCGTTTCCCCGCTCTGCGCGTCATATTCGCGCCAGTCCGCTTCTTCCCAGTGTGCGTGGTGTACCTCCGCAACGTCGGCGGCTGGCTGACGCAGCAGGAGCGTTTTTACCCGCGGAGGCGTCCAGCGCGGATTTTCCGCGTTGCAGGCTTCAAAATCTTTCAGCGCCGCCTCGCGGCTGATGTATTCGTCAGGCATGGTTGGCCTCCTTATCGCACGAGGAAAGCACGCTGTCGTCCAAAAACGCACGCGCCGTGTATTTCCCGCCGCATTCGCACGGCTCTTTTGTCCGGTAAACTGTCCAGTTCGGAGTCGATAGCTTTTCGTCCACCGGCGCGACCTTCCCACACCGCTCACAGACCGGCGTCATATCCATCATGTCCATCATGTTTTTACGTTTTGCCATTCTTCTTGCCCTCCATTTCCTGAATCGCCCGCTCTGCCTCAATGCAGGTATAGTGGCGTCTGAAATAATTCCAATTTGCCATGCAGTCACTTCCCGCATCGTCCGGCGTTGCATCCTCATGATCAAAGTAGATGTTGATGTTCGTCCCGAATGGCTCTATGCTGACGATTACTGCGGTTATTTGCACTGCTCGACCGTCCTCATCTGTCCAGCGCTCTCCCACCTTGCACGGCAGCACCACCACGCGCCCGTCCTTGTCGGCCTCGGCAAGCTCGCGGAGGCGGCTAGGCTCCACGCCCAGCGCCTGCGCTGCCAGATTTATCATCGTGTCCTCCGTAAATGGAGCCTTGATTTCCTCCGGCGTCAGCCCTGTGTCCTCGTAGTCCGCGAGTCGCTCACACGCCGCTATTTCAAACGGGCAATCCTCGATTTTGCACCCGCTGCCGTAGCACGGTTCTTTGAAGCAGCGCGGATAATAGGCGTGTTTATGCGATGATTTGTTCCATTCAGTCAGTCGTTCCATCACGATCCTCCATAGTTCTTGTGCTTGCGCCCGCTGGAATAGCCGCGATAAGATGAATAAAACCCTTGTCCTTTCGCCCGATCTTCGGTTGCCCAGATATATACAGTCTTAAGCGGGTTGTAGTACGTCTTTCCCTCCAATTCTCGCTGCTTGATGCGATTCGTGTAAAATTCAACAGCATCGTAGCCGAACTTGTCACGTAGCATCTGTAAATTAAGCCCTCGCGGGATTTCAACGTATCTATCCAGCATCTTTGCGTTCAGCCTCCAATCATTTCCACGCCCAGTTTCTGAAATCGACGCACCCCATTTAGTCAGTCGTTCCATAGCTCTTCCTCCACGTACCGCCAGCTCTGCGGCGGGCGGGTGATTTGCACCTGTTCTGCTCCGAATTTTGTCTCCCGCAGACCGGTAAACTCCCACAGATCGCGCGGGTGATCGTAAACGCGCAAATCTGAGATGTGCCAGCCGAAGCCGGTGGCAGCTCCGAGATACTGGTGCAGCTCCGCAGGCTCTAGGCAGGTTGGCCGCGCAGCATCCGACGGGATCCTTCCCGCACCGTTAATGTTGATGATCTGATCGCACAGAAATTCCCCGATGACTTTGCCGTTTCCGCATTTGTAGATGTAGCACTTAAACGGCGTATCCATCCTCGGGCGCGTCTTGCGCACCTCAATGGTCTTCCGCCCGTTGATGATCTTCTCGCACCACTCCGGGCGAATGCTGATCAAAACAGCTTTACTCATGCTTGTCTCCTTCCTCCGGCGCGTCCGGCAGCGGCATCCAGTGGGTGACTATACTGCCGAGGCAGTCCCGCATAGCTATTCCGTCATATCTTCTCCATGTATCCGCGCTCGTGCGGTACGCCTCGCCGACAAATACGCCGTCCGTAGCAAGGACGCGTTTTCCCGGTTCCGGCCTCCGTTCCTCCACGCTGATCCACTGCGGCACCTTCTCCCGCAGCGCCGCGTTCTCGGCGGTCAGGCGCTCGATGGCTTCAGCAGCTTTGGCCAATAAATTCTCTTGGCAGCGCTGCTTATCCTCATGCATGGCACAGTCTTTGCACTCGCCCTCTGCGCATCGCCGCAGCGCCTGCACGATTTCCTTGTCTGTCATAGCGTGTCCTCCTCCATTCCTTCAAAAACCATTTGTCCCGGCAGCACGCCGTCCTCCAGGCTCCAGTGCAGGACGTCTTCGCCCGTCTGCCAGTCGCAGGGCAGCCCCCGCGTCTGCCGTTCTGCAAGCATCCTGTCAAACGCCCGGACATACGCGGCCTTGATCTTTGGATAGCGTGCAAACTGCGCCTTCCGGTGCTTTCCCGCCATTGGGCATCCGATACAGCCCACGCGTTCAAAACCGCAGGCGTAAAGCGGGTTCGTCGAAATCTTTTCTGCTGTGCAGTAATCCCAGATGTCAGCATCTTGCCAGTCAATGATTGGATTGATTGCTCGCGTCCCCTTGAGCTGGCAGTTTTCCACCAACATGCGGCTTTCGTCATTGTCGTTCATCAGCGTCAGCCGCTTGGACTTGTCCCTGTGCAGGGCCTCCATGACGCCGCGGGACTTGCGCTTTTGCGATTCGGCCCAGCGGACGCCAGTCGCGATCCACCGCCCACGCCCGCTGGTCTCTTTGAGCGCCGCGCAGCAGTACCGCTTCAGCCGTGTCGGCGGTATGAGTTTGCGCGGAATCAAATTCCACATCGTCACATTCCCGCCGTCCGATGTGCGGTGGGTATCGATGTCGCATTTTACGCCAGCCAGCTCCAAGCGGCGGAAGGTATCCCGCACATGCCAGACGGTCTCCGGCGCGTCCGCCGTGGTCAGCGAATGCAGCACCTCATACGGGATACCAGATTTCCCAGCCAGATGCAAAAGCACATCTGAATCCTTGCCGCCCGAGTATGTAATCACAAGCGGTTGCTTGTACAGCCGCAAGCTCATATCCGAGGCCATTTTCAGCCGCTCAATCGCGGTTTGCTCTAAGTCCATTGCCGTCCTCCCTCCCCGGCGTAAGCTTCGCCAGCATGATCTGCCCCAGATCCGCCACGTATACCAGCCGCCCGCGGCTGTACACCATCAGCTTGTCGCCCTGGATCTCCATCCTGTCGGCCTCGATGTTCGTGATATCCTGGCAGGCGTCACACACGAATCTCATACCAGCGCCCCCGGCCGGGTGTCCGGCGTGTAGTGGAGCTTGGTCGCGCGGGCGTTCTGATGGTACTCCGGGCGGGTGAATTTATAGCCCCAGTGTTTGGCGGCGGTGAAAAGGGCCGCATAGCCGTCCTCGGCGCGGACGGTCACGTTCTGGTCTCCATATGTAACGGAAAAGTGGTTCTGTCCGGTGTATCCGGCCTGTGCGATCACGGCGGGGCGCCGCGGGGCCCGCTCGCCGGGGGGGG